GCCTAAGGAATACATAAGAGATGGGGGTCTGCTTGGTTGGCGAGACCTTAGCCAGCAGCGAGTGCTGCGTAGGGATGTGTAGTCAAAGGATTAAATCACCGTCCATGTGAGGGCGGCGCCGAATAGGTGTGGCAGGGGGCTGAAAACCCCCCTTCGCCCGGGACTTCCCTGTAGGTGACATGCGGCTTGATAACGTCGTATGGCCTAGGGTACAGTTCCGTTCTTATCTCGGTTCCGATGATGAAGTCCAGCAGTATGAGAGTGCTGGTATGGTCAAAGAGAGTTATGGTAGGAACGTTGGCAACCGCCAGCGGGCGAAAGCTCCTACCATTTATCCTCTAGTGCTGGTTCCGTGCCGCCAAGGGCGGGACCGGAGTATACTACAAGTAGACCCGGGTATCTTGTGGTTCCTTAGGTGGAGGTGTTCCGCCCCTGCTGATCCTGCGGTCCGTGAAATCCGACGGATCGTCTCCTGTTCTTCAGGAGTCTATGGTCGCCAGTAGTAAACCGCCTGCGTTTACTGGCGCGAGTCTCGCCACTCTATTTTCAGAGGTGGTCAGTGTGTTGGAAGCGGTCATTTCTCCGTGTGGGGAAACTCGCTTGCCAGTGCCTGACTGCCTGACTGAAAAGTGGTTTGACGCTAAGAAGGCCAAGGAGTTTTGTGTGGGACTCCTTGAGAACCCGGTTACACACCCGTGGAGCGTTTCCATGGGCGGTTGTTCTGCTTCGGCTAGAATGACCGTCGCTGGTTCGCTCTTCCTCTTTCGGAAGGCTCTCCCAACGTTGGGGGATAATCACGCTTCGTTACATAGGGCCCGCCTATGTACGGATCCGCGATTATCCGACCTTCCTTCAGGTTACCTCGCCCATTGCAGAAGGATCGCACGTGAGTGCTTTCCTCCTGGGTGGGATCGTCAGTACGAGGACCTGGTTTGGAGGTCGACCCCCTCGGTGTCTTCTTGTCTTGAGAACGGTAGGGGCAAAGGAGGCGCTCGCGCTCTCCTTCCGGATCGTTGCGAGTTTCTTTCCGCCGCTCTTCGCGGTCGTGGTGTTTCCATCCCTACGGATGTGAAGTTCCATGTCGTTGAAGGCGGCGGGAAGGCTCGTGGCGTAACAATTGCCTCTGCTGCGCAGGGGGTCCTAAGACCCCTGCACAAAGCATTGTATAACCAACTTTCCCGGTTCCCTTGGCTTCTTCGTGGTGAAGCCTCACCTGGTAAGTTGAAAGATTTTGTGGCTCTTCCGGGCCATGTCTTCGTAAGCGGCGACTACGAGTGCGCCACTGATCATCTTCCTTTGGAGGTTGCGGAAGTGCTGCTTGATGCGGCTCTCCGTAATTCGTCGGTTCCGCGTCATTTATGTGACGCGGCCAGGTCTTCCCTTCGGGCGAAGATCTGGTACGACGATTGCAGTGAGCCGTTTGAGCAGGTTGTGGGGCAATTGATGGGGAACTTGTTGAGTTTCCCATTATTGTGCCTACAAAACTATGCCGCCTTCCGTTGGTGTTTTCCGGGCAATGTTCCGGTTAAGATCAACGGGGACGACATAGTTTTCCGTTGTCCTCCTCAGGAGTATGAGCGGTGGTCGACATTCGTTGGCCGTGTCGGCTTACGTCTCTCACCGGGAAAAACGATGGTTCATAAGAGATTTTTTTCTGTGAATTCTAGTTTTTTTCGTGCGGGAGACAAACTCCCACGACGGTTGCCCGTTCTTCGGACGGGTGGCCTGTTGTTGCCCATCGATTCAGTCGGTGGGCTGGCATCAGCTCTTCGGAGCTTTTGCCGGGGGTTTGTGGGCGTGGCCCGGGAAAAGGCGCAGATTCTTTTTCTCCTTAGGAGAAAACGATACGTGCTTCTCTCGGGTAGAAGTGTGTCGAGGGGGTTGGGGATCCATGTTGATCCACCGGTGCTGCAGGCTTCTGGCCTGTGGCGTCGCGAGTTGTGGTTCTTCGATACCTTGTCAAAGGAAGAACCGTTGCCCGCGGATCCGGCAAGATTGGCATGGTGCCGTCCCCCCGACGGTTGGGAGAGGGTGCCCCTCTCAAATCGACGGTCTGATCGACGTCGTCAGCGCGAAACCCAAGAGTCCTTTTGGTCTGCTTTGGTTGCTGATGCTTGGATCAGTCCTCCTTCCCCTGGTGTGTTGGTAGGGGAGTATTTTCGCGATTTGAGGGGGACTGGGCACGAGTCCGCTTGGTTGTGGTGGCGTCGTGGCAAGAAGAAATGGGATCGGATCTGTCACCCTACGGTGCAGGTCCGTGATCATTGTTTTCTTGTCCACGGTCGCTGTCCACATACCTCGCGGTACCGGGTGTCCGAGA